GTAAAATATTGTGTCGTTTTTACGTCTTACTTTGACAAATGAGTTTCCTAACTTGGACACAGCTGGAAGTGTTCTCCAACCCGTGTCGCCGATTAAAACCTCCCAACCTACGTTACCTGTTCCGCTTTTCTTAATCCATTTTAATGCACCGTTAGTTACTGCTTCGTCAACGTAAGTCGTCCCTACAGGTGCCGTTACTGTTCCGTTTGGCATTCCTCGACCGTGAATTTCCCACTGTTTAGCTTCAATAACTTTTAATCGCTTATCTAGTTCGGTTGTGTTTCCAGTATTACCAGTGTTAGTAGGTAAGTAATTATAAATGTTTTGCGTTGTGATGAATTTAAGATTATCGCTTTCCGAAAACTCAAAGTCTGGTGTATAACCATCTGGAAGTGAAGAAGCTACTGTGTACATCAACGTTTCAAATTTAAGTGTTTTATTGTTTCCACTAATAACTAAATGACCGCCAAAACTATCTGAATATAATTTACCAAAATTACTTGTGCTTGTTGCCTCTAAAGTTCGATTAAGATAATCATTAACATTCATACTAGTTGCTACATATGGTGTATTTGTTTTCAAAACAAAATTACTAGTATCAATATTCCCTGCAGGTCTATTCTCAAGAGTGGTTAACCTGCTCTTAATATCAGTGTCATTATATGGTTGTGGTAGTTCTGTTTTTTTAGCATATATCTCATGTTCTTCATCATCTAAGAAAGCTTTTCTAAGTTGTTCTTTAGTAGCAAGTCCGGATATGTCTTGATGTTCAGTTAAATAATGCTTATTATCTAACTCGGTTTTAGTAACATAATCTTTTAGCGATTGATGTTCTGTTAAGTAATGCTTATCTTCTAATTGTGCATTTGTCACAAAGTTACTAGTATCAATATTAGCTGTTGTTGGTCTATCTTCAAGTTCTTTAATCTTTCTTTTAATTTCAGTATCATCATAGCTTGATGTCACTGGTCTAGCTTCAAGTTGTGTAACTTTAGCAGCAACATTATCAACAGATTGTTTTGTAGCTAATTTGCTAATATCCTGATGTTCAGTTAAATAATTCTTACCTTCTAACTGTGTTTCAGTAACATAGTTAGCTAGTGATTGATGTTCAGTTAAATATCCCTTTTCCTCAACTTTTTCAACTGCTTTATTTACAATTGTTTCACTATTCGGAATATCAGTTCGCAAAGCATAATCTGATAATTGAGTACTTGATACAAAATCAGATACGTTAGGGATATCTCCTTTTAAAGCATACTTTTCATTTGCTTGAGCTTCTGTTAAGAATTTGCTACCTTTTTCAATCTCCTTAATAGCTTTGTCAAAGTCTTCTTTAGTAAGTACATCTACTCTATCTACTATCATGCTGTTAGCAAAAAAGCGTTCTTTTTCCGGTAGTTGACTAGCTTTATCTATTTCAGATAGGTTGACTTTGAATTTAAATCTGAATATGTCGCTGTTGCGTTCTTCTTTATCCAGGTAAATATAACAAACAACCTCTTCATTTTGAGTGATTAGAGAGGTGTCAAAGTTAAATTTGATTTTATTATCTTCTACCGTTCCGTTAGTTTTCCAATAGCTACCACTTCTCAAGAATTTAAAAAGTGCTACTACATTTTCATTAGTTAATGTTCCTTTTGAAATTTCAAACTCAAAAGCCCCGTTATTCTTATCGTGTGAATATAGTTCGCAATAGCTATCTTCTACATGTCTTATTTTTGTTGTGTTTTCTATGCTTAATCTAATTATTTTTTCCAAGATAGAATCACTCCTTTTCATTTAATGCATCTCTTAGTTTCTCTAGCCTCTTTTTTATCCCCTTCGGAAATGGCACCCCTATTGCAGCTAAGTTCTCAATAAGTGATACCCCATACGTCGCTATGAAAAAGAATATAAAAGCTGTTGCTACTTCTTCAAAGCCTATATATATTAAATAGGGGTAAACTGTTACTACCAGCACTAATACTATCAGATGCTCTATTAATCCACGTCTTCCTATTGTGGAATTAACCGTCTTTGTTACCCACGCTTTAGCAAGTCCTGTAATAATGTCAAATACTATAATCCCAGCTAAAGCGTGAATATATATATCGTTAAATAATTCATAATATTGATTAGCAAATTCAGCTAATGTTATGTGCAATTTTTGCACCTCCTTAAAAAAGAGCGGTGTAATAACCGCCCTTATATCTTTTAATTTTGTTCGTTGTTTTCGTTTTTTTCTTTTGCTATTTGTTCGTTCAGTGTAGTGATAATTCTATTGTAACTATCATTAATTTGAACTATTTCTTTTGTTTTCCACTCATTTAAAATATCGGATAATATTCCAGTAATTATAAATGGTGGTAAATCGTAATCTCTAGCTGATATTTCTACAAATTTTAAAATATCGCTTTTTACGTTTGAAATTTTAACTTCTATTGGCATTGTCATTATAAATTCCTCCTTATAGATGTGTAGCACTTGTTAATATTCCGTTTTTAAATGTTAAACTACCATGTCGCCAACTGTACGAACCGTTCCCATTATATGTAACTTGATGTACGATAGGTACTGTAGCTGTCTGACCGTCTATAAAGACAAAGTTCTCAGTCGATGCGATAGCTTGTCGAATACCTTTCCAATGTAAGTCGATGTTACAAAAAGCATTTAATGTATCTCTTTCACAATCTTCTATTGGTTGAGAAGTGTAGACCCACTTCCAATTATAGCTATCACTGCTAAACTCGTCCTTATGAGCCCACGCCATATACTTACCTTTTCCGGTAAGAAAGTGTTCTAAATTAAATGTTATTCCCATTTTATCGGGATCTTTTTTAAGATGTGCACTCCCCATATTCCCTACCGGTTTACCACTGTCCCAAAATTCATACTTACCGCTATTTATTCTAGCTTTCAGCTTGTTTTCTTCGGCTTTCCCGTCGTAAAATTTCATCTCCCCATCTTCAAACTGAATGTATTCAGAAATTTCATTCCAAGCTATCCTCAATGCTCTAGCATTTTGAGTTAAAGTAGTGCTGAAATTGTCAGTTGTTACAACATTTTCAATCTTATCTTTCATTACTTTAATTGTTGCTTCAGTTTGTGCTTTAGTTAAATAGTTTGTCGATAATGTTTCTTTAACACTTAGATTCACTTCGTTTTTAGCTTGATTAATTATTGAGTATATGTTAACTTCTTCATTCCTTTTAGTGTACCTAAATCCTAAATTAATTTCATAAAATCTAATATTAGAAATTTTTGTTTTGTCAAAATCTCCTGAGAATTCTAAATACACAACGTCTTTATTATCGTTTGTTTTATTTGAAACCCTCGCAAATAATACGTTATCTTTAGCAGTCATAGGTTTAAAGTTTGTGATAGGAATAGCTTTACCATCACTGCTTGCAAGGACATATTCACTAAAGTCAATAGATATTGCACTGTTATTAGGTGCTATTGTATCGAACATTATTTTGTAATATCTACCTTCCTTAAATTCATTCAATGATTTAAGAGTAACCAGTTTATTAATTCCACCAGCAATTACATCAAAAGAGTTTTTCTCCAATCCTTCATTGAAATTCCCTTCCCAAACTTCAAGATTTTTTACTTCTGTTGAATTTCCTAAAGGCGTTAAATTAATCGTTCTTGTTTCTGTTGGTACTGTGAACGTAAAAATATTAATACCAGCTACAAGTCTTTGCCTTTCGCTGTTAAATATTCTTAATTCCTGATTAGCAGGGAAATATCTAAAGTCAGCTACTAAGGTGTAAGTATTTCCAGGTTTCATAGGCTCAAGCGTTGTATAAGTTAGGTTATTTCCCGTTTTCTTTTCGGCTGAGTTTAGTAGGTTGTCGCCCCTAATAGCAACCTTAAATTGCTTGTCATTAAGCTCTCCAATTTGAGATTTAAACTGTTCTAATGTCGTATCAAATGTTTTATATTTGTTAGTGATCTCTTTTACAAGTTCAGTATCAGGAAGATTATCAAGCCTTGCAAAACATGTAGTTTTTAAGTACTTATATTCAACATCTAATTTAATGTTAATTGTTGTCCCGTCTTTAACTCCGTTTGAGTAATAAACGTTAGTAAGCTCTCCGTCGCTATTATATGTTGCGTTCTCTTGCGTTTTATCAAGCCCAGCTCCCCAAACTTTAGCTGTTAGGTTAAATCCGTTATTAATCTTTTCACCATCATAATAAACATCTACGTAGAATTTAATGCTATTAGTTTTCTTACCTTCATAAGTCCCAGCTATCCTTACATTTGCTGATAATGAGTGAGCTTTTAAATCTTCTAAGCTTGGCATCCAATCTTTTGGCATATCTCCATCAACTGCCATATAAGGCTCTGCGATTTTAAAATGTCCGTTTTTAGTTGAAAAGATGTAGAATAGATTATCGCTTTGTGATGTGAAATCCTGCTGAACTGTGTACTCAAATTCCTTAATAACCCATGTATCTCTAGCAGTCCCGCTGTCAAGATTAAATCCTGCCATCTGTTTATTACCTACGTGAGATTTTAGAGCTAAATGGATTCCGTTGTCTACAGGTACATCACTGTAAATGTAGATAGGTAGCCTAATTACAACGATATCTCCTCTTTTAAACTCTTTCTTAGAGCTAATAAAAGAAATACCTTTCCAGGCATTCCCAGTTAATCCTTTATTATTAATCTCTACAGAATTACGACCGTTAAGGTCATTTTGATTAATAGTAGGTGCTGCACCATTCAATGTGTAAGAGCTGTTAGACTTAATCTCCGTGTTTAATAATAGATTAAAGTTTGGTGCTGATTTACCATTGTCCCCTTGTAATTTGAACCATTTATAATCCCTTTTATCTGTTGGAGAACCGGGAGAATTAGTCCTTGCTACACCCATGTATTTCTTAGGTGCACGCCCAAAATTACTACCATCAGGATTATCTGAATAAACAATGTGAGTATATTTATCTCCTGTTATTGATTTTTGTTGAATATCGAACCAATCAAAATCACTTGCTACAGGTGTAGTTTCTTTATTTACATATCCAAAATATCTATACTTATGATATTGAGCAGGCTCATTAGTAGGATAACTTATGTAAACTCTATTACTTTCATGAATTGTGTACCACTCAACCTGTACACCTGTCCAATTTTCATCTTCCGGAACTAATATAAACTTAAATAACACGTCTTCAACATCATTTCCTGTTGTAAATACTACATTCTTAGTTTCTAACGTGTTCCCGAACTCTAATTGTCCCCAAGGGTACTCTTGTGAAGTCTTGTTATTTCTGAAATAAGCCCATAATTTATTCTTATTACCCTTTGCACGTGCTGTAAGTGTATATTTTGTATTAGGTTTCAAACTTAAAAACATATTCGCTTGCCAAATATCGCTAATATCTTCATCATTAGTAATATTTACGTGAGGGCTGTTTTTAGCTAATAAAAAAGAATTGTCATCAGGTTCTATAACTGTAAAATCTAATCCTTTTAAGCTGTTAGCATATCCTTTATATAGTTTTCCTTCATTCTTAATCTTTGTCCAACTATACTGTGTATAATCAGTAGGAGCGGTTTTACTAGTCCCTGTGTAAAGCCCTAAATAGGTAGAGCTGGGATTATCATTCATATCTCTACCATCAGAAAAGTTAGAATATTTTTTGTGGATATATGAGCTTACACCATCTTTCCCATCTTTTATCTGAACATCTTTTTTAATTGCTGCAACAATCTCATCTTTCTTAGCATTAACTGTTGCAGTTATTGATTCTTCAATTGCTTGTTGGCCAACGTGAAACACTCCGGAATCTAAATCCCAATAAGAGCTGCCATCAGCTGATTGAATTCTACCAGCCTTAAGTACTCCTGTGTTAATTAGATCTAGTGAAGCACCCCTACCATCAAGGAATGTTCTCCAGTTCCACTCTCCCGTTGGTTTCTTGCTGTCAGCTATAGCAATTTTACCAGCTCCCATATAAACAACTTTAGTTGGGTTTTGATTAATAGGTTTGTCAAATGAATAATACCCAGCAGGTAGATTATACTCATTATTAGCTTTCAAATCGTAATTATAACCGTCCTCATTTAAAAACTTATCTGATAAACGTTCTCTAATTTTATCAAGCCAATAAATCGTGTCATCCTGGAAATTCTTCATATCTTTAGCAAGTTCAATAGTTCTACTAAATGGAGAAGTTGTTACTTTATCCCCTATTCCAAATTTAGTTAATCTGTTGTTAATTAAGTTACGTTCGACTTTAAATACTCTAGTTTTATATTTAATACCTAATTTAGTATTGCTAATACCTACTGTGTCCCCTAAATCTAAATTACCAACATTTACTACAGTTGCACTATATTCAACTTGAATTCTACTGTTTTTTTCAAGCCATTGATAAGATAACCAAAGTAATTTTTCCGGATTTTCTTCATCCTGGAACTCAACTATTTTTATTCTTGGTTTTTTACCATTATCGAATCCGTATAATCTAGTCATGGCAGGTATTTCAACATACTCTTGTCCTGCTGGTTTATCAACAGGCTTTTCTGCTCTTCTGTCCCACACAACATCTTTAAATGTTATTCTACGACCATAGCCTCCTGTGTCTGTTTCCTCTCCTTTACCACGACCTACAACAGCTGTATAAATAGCACCTTTTGACTTTTTCTCACTCACTGTTAGTAAATCTTTACCATGCACAAATACTTTACCATTATCACGACCTAATCTAGTATAAACATCTAAGTAACGATTTATAATTTTACCTCGATTAAATACGTATCGTGGTCTAATTTCAACTTGAGTAGCTTCAATTACTTTACTTAATGCAGCCTTTCTTGTCACATAGTAGAAATTACTAGTTATATTTCTTTGAGCGTTACAAGTTCCTACTTGCCATCTAGAGCCAGTAAGTATTGTTGTTAACACGCTTAAAATATCCCTATTTGTAGGTCTGTAGTCCTTAATATATCCGTCGCTTTCCATATCATCATAGAAAGAATTAACAGCTGTTATTTTAACGTCGCTTATGTCGTGTTTAGTTACTGTATCGATTTTATACAAATGGAATACATCTGATTTAATATAGTCTTTATGGCCTATATATACAGCATTTTCTACTAATTCAGAATATCGAACTACAGCTTCTAATGTCTGAATACTATTAAGCTCTTCTTTTTGAGTAGCACTAATAGGAGATGTTGTACCTAAGAGCTTTTCATCATTGTTAAATAAAAATAATTTCATTAGTATAATCTCTCCTTCGTGTATATTTCTACTCTTTTACAGTTCGTGACTGTAATTACATCATTTTGTTTAACTGAAAAATCGTAATCACTTTCTACAAAATCAATTAATTCACTCTTATTAACAGTGTTGATTTTCAGTGGATAATCATTATTCAAGTTAATTTCTACTAAATCGTTACTTGAAAAGTTGTGATTAACTACAATTTTCTTAGTTGTGTTTTGGTTTTTAATAATAATCTTATCTCCAGCGTTTGCTACAGATAGTTTAATTGAATCAGGTATTATTTCATCTGAATTATTAGGTAATTTAGTAATTGTTACTCTATCTGTACCTACATCTCCTTGAGCATTTTTATATTTGTAAGGATCTAGGCATAAGAATGTGTAGGTTGATACTACAGTGTTATCAGTCTCTTCAATAGATCCTGTTTTTTCAAGTATTGCCATGAATTTATAATCAGGCTCATCTGTGAATTTCAATTCTTTAGGCTCTAAGCTGTGTAATAATGTGTTCAGAACATTAAGTTTGATTCTATAATCAGCATTATTATTAGCTTTAACTTGAAATTTAACTATTATTTCTCTTGCCTCAAGTTCACTTGATAAAAAATACTTCCCATCAGTTCCAGGAACTTCAGTACTATTGATTCTTCTACCAATAAGCGACCTACCTGTTACAGTTAATGTTCTGTAACCTTTTAAATCCAGGTTTACTCCGTTAAATATGGTTTGAATAGAGGAATGCTGCATTTCCCCTATTTCATTAGTATTAATAAAATTGTACATTTGCATTCCTCCTATCTATAGTGCATAAGTTTCTTCTAATTGCACCATTTCCCCGTTTAAGTCGTTGATATCCTCAACAAATCCTTTAAACGCTCTATCTCCTAATTTAAAGTTTATGTTCAATGATTGACCTTGATAATTGCTTTCTACGTTCAACGCTTTAGATTGATTAATGTTAAATCTTGATTGAATATTACCTGTTATCCCTTCAATTTTTGACATCGTATTTTTAAAGCCATTTTCAAGTCCTTCATTAAATCCACCCATAATTACATTACCAGCAGGGATTAACAGCTTTCTGTCGTAAGAGATAGGCCCTTTGTTATCTCTAATCCAACTAGCTATCCCACTTACAAAGCTCTTAACACTTCCCCAAGCTGACCTTAGTCCGTTAAGGAATCCATTAATAATTGCACTCCCTGCACCCCATAAGTTGATATTTCTTAATGAGTAGAAAATGCTAGATACACTACTTACTAAGTTAGAAACTCCGTTTCTGAATGAGTACCAAGCGTTTTGTGCTGCACCCACTAATCCACTTATAATACTTACAACACTTGACCTTATACTGTTCCATGAGTTAACCGCTGTATTTCTCACACCGTTTAACAGAGAATAGAAGAAATTTTTAAATCCTTCCCAAACTGATTTAGCTGTATTTACAAGAGCATTAGTAATACTTAGTACTGCTGATTTTAGTCCGTCCCAAATTGTAGTTGCTGAAGTTTTTAAAATATTCCAAATTGTAGTTAAGACTTGTTTCAAGCCTTCCCAAGCATTTCTTACTAGGTTAACTAGAGTAGTTACCACTGTAACAGCAATAGTTTTAATTCCATTCCAAACTAATGAGAAAGCATTTTTAATTCCGTCCCATATTAGCTGTAAATCGGCTTTTAGTTTGCTAAAGTTACCTGTTACAACATCAATTATAAGTAATGCTGCTCCTAACACAACGGACTTAATAAACTCCCAAGCACCCTGGAATATAGATTTAATCCCATTCCAAACTCCGTTAATACCATCTTTTAGAATGTTCCAACCATTAACAAAAGTATTAATGAAAGGTTGCACTACTGACATTATGCTTTGGATTATAAAGTTCCATGCTGTCGTTGCTGCGTTTGATATTGAATCCCAAACTACTTTAAGTACAGCAACTGCACCGCTCCAAGTTTGAGCAATCCACTGAACTATACCTTGTACTCCGGATTTAATACCACTCCAAATACCTGAAAAGAATTCAGCCGCTCCAGCCCACGCTGCTTTAATAGCTTCCCACGCTTGAACAAAAGCTGCTTTAATTCCATCCCAAATTGCTTTAACTGCATTTCTAAATCCTTCGTTAGTGTGCCAAAAGTATATCAACAATGCAACTAGAGCTGATATTGCTAACACAATTATAGTAAATGGATTTATGGCCATTACAGCATTCAATGCTGCTTGAGCTAGTGTTGCTGCTTTTTGTGCAGCTTTAAATGCATTCAATGCAGCACTCACAGCATTAATTCCTTTTTCTATTGCTAAAGCTGCTTTAAATCCTATAAAGGCACCTGCCATAGCTGAAACTATCGCCTGATTCCTGTTAATCAAATCAAATAACCATGTTAAAGCTGAGATAACAGGAGGGATAATAATTTTAAGTAATCCTAAACCATTAGTAATGAATGTTCCTAATGCTGTAATTGCTCCGGTAATCCTATCTTTACCAATTGCATCTATTATTTCCATTATGCTGGTTACTATTCCAGCTTTCATATTACCTATTGCACCTTCAATAGTTTTAGTTGAGGTTGCCGCTTCTTTTGCTACGTCTGTCATACCTAAATCCATGATGGCCTGGTTGAATTCATCAGCACTAATCTTACCTTGTTCTAAGGCTTTCCTGAAATCTCCGGTGTAAGCTCCGTTTTTCTTAAGAGCCTCTTGAATCTTACCACTTGCACCAGGAATTGCATCGGATAACTGCCTCCAGTTTTCCCCGGTTAGTTTACCTGCTGAAGCTGTTTGTGTCATTACCATAGCAACAGATTTAAACGTGTCAGCATTACCACCAGCTACTGCATTTAAGTTCCCCGCTGCTTGTGTTAATCCGTCATAGTCTTTAATTCCGTTTGCTGCTAATTGAGCTGTTGTGTTTGCTACTACGTCTAAGTCATACACCGTGTCATCGGCATATTTTTTAACAGCAGCAGCACTTTTTTCAATCGCACTGTTATCTAGTCCTGCAAACTTCATTGTACTCCTGAACTTATCCATTGCATCGGATGCTTTAATTGATTCACTTACTAAGCTGTTTAAGTCTCCAGTTACTTTTGTTACTGCATTAGCTGCTAAATTTGCTAAAGCCATTGCTTTAAAAGTAGAGCCTAATTTACTACCGCTACTTTCAGTTTTACCAACTTTATTATCAAACTTATCAAGCTTATCATTGATCATGTCTAATGCATTACCAAATCCTTTATCTACTGCTGATAAGACCGCTTCAACTGAATATTGTTCTGCCATAAACTACCTCCTTTCCTACGTATTTGCTTTAAGTAATAAATTACCAAGTTCTTTATCTTGAATTTTAGTTACTTCTTCTCCGTTGAGTATTTTTAACTCCTTCTCATAGTCGAAAAAGTCTTTAAAATTGCTATAAACGTAATATTGCTTTTTCCCTCTCTCTTCTGTTCTCTCTACTTCCCTGTTAAGCCATGCTCTTTTATGGAGTGCTAACTCTTCATCTAGCTTTTTCATCCTTGCACCAAACATTAACAGGTCATATTCATAAAGTGTTAGGTAGTCAATATCTCTTACGTTTGTTATATCAAGAAACCTTGTACAATTTATTACTATTTCTTCGTAAGCTTCTTTAGAGTTTAGTTCTCTTCGCTCTCCTTGTTCAGTGTCGCTTTGTTTTGTTTTAGAATTCTCTTTCCCGCATTACTTTCTTCAAGTTCTTTAAGCACTTCATCAAATAACGCTTCAATATCAGAATGATTATCAATAAATTCATCAATTTCTTGTTGTGATGGTCTCTCTGTTTCAAGAACAGTACCTGCATAAATTACATCTGATAAACTTGCTACATCTCCACCTAATATCTCCGGAATTTTCATACTTAAAACCATTCCAAGCTTAACGCCTTTAGCTTCTAGTGGAAATCTTTTATCAAGTTCTCTTACAAATCCAACTCCAAATCTTACGTTTACTGTTTTTTCATTAATTGTTAATTGCATATTTTATAATCCTCCGAAAAAAATAAGCTAACCAGTTCTACCAGTTAGCTTTTATTAAATTATTATCCAGCTTCTATAGTAGTGTCTTTGAACACGTATTGAACAACTTCAGCTTGATCAGCTGATAATGTTGCAAATCCATCTTTACCAACACCATTAATAGAGAATTCAAGTTCTAGCTCCACACTATCTTCTGAATTAGCTGTCATTCCGTATTTAGTTATGTAACCCTGATAATAAGTTGCTTTATATTTATTCTCAGAATTCTTTTCAGCTTTATCAATTTCCCAAATTTCAACTAATTCTCCATTGATTAACGCTTTTTTCAGCTCATCAATATGAGGGTCTCCTTTAGCAGCAATAGAAGTTGCTGAGAAATCATATTCAATAGCTGATAAGCTTTGAATGTTACCGTCTTTAGTTTTTTGAGCATCAGCATCTCTACTAATTTCATTTTTATGCTCAGTTTGGAAAGCTAATTTAAAAGCTGCTTCTGTTTTGGCATTTTTTAATAATCTGTATAACAGAATTATGTCAACACCCTTTTTAGCTTCATATGTTTTTTTCTGTTCTGCCATTTTTATCTCCTTATCTCAAATTAAATTCCAACTCAATTACAGCACGTTTAAGCGGTGTAACGGTTGTTCTATCATCTAGTATTCTTATTGTACTTGCGTTTAAGTTTAACGCCCAAAAATACCCGTCTGTTTGCTCTATCCTCAAACATTTTTCAAGAATAGCATTTGCCATATTAGAGGCTTCTTTTCTTTTAGTTTGTAGAGCCCATACAGACAAGCTCAAGCTAACACTACCTTTGACATCTGTCTTATTAGGAGTGTAACTAACAGAGCTATCTTCCATTTCTACAAATGGATAGGGTACCTCATTCATTGGTTTGTAATCATAGACCTTATAACCTAATAACTTACATTGTTTGAACACTTCATCAAATATACTTTGTTCTCTAGATTTAATCATGTTAATTTTTCCAAGTCCTTAATAAATTCTTTCTTTGCTTTTTGAAAGGCCGGTTTAACAAATGGTTGAGCACTCATAAACCTTGTCCCGTATTCAACATACGGAGAGTATCTTGTGTTAGGATGTACCTTACCATATAAACCGTTATTACCAATATATAAACTAATACTTTGCCTTGTTCTACCTGTAGAATATCCACCTTTAAATACAGCAGCTTTAACCATCTCTTGATTAAGAATAGCTGTATTTTTCTTAACAATACCTTTTACAAGTTTCATTTGCCTTTTATCTTTAAGGTTTACTTTTAGTTTTTTGGTACCGTATACTTTAAGTCCCAATGCTATCATCCTTTTCTAAATAAAATACTTTGGCAAGCTGCTTATCCGTTTTAGGTATGTATCTTTGGCCCTGGTATTCTACAAGGTTAAAAGGCTTAGTATAAGCATTCTTAAGATATATAACTTTTCTTTGCTTGCTATAATCTCCGAATATCTTAACAGACTTATCTATTCCTAAATCCATCACATAGCACGTAACTATATCAGAATAAAGTTCTGTGTCTTTGTGTTCTCCCGTTTCAAAGTCATATTCATCTTTGCTTATTTGTTTAAAGACTGCTCTATCTGAATATCTCATTAGAAAATAAATAGTTGTCCCTTCTTAGCTTTCCCATTCTTGAAATCTTCCCTTAACATTTCATCCCATGGAGCGAACTCATTAAGGAAAGTTTCATAGCTTACTGAATGTCCTTCAACGCTTTCAGACGTGGCACCCTCAGCACCACGCCTATTAAAACGTTTAATAACACAGTCTTCTATGATGAAACGATATTTATCATCTATTTCATCTTGTTTATAAGCAAATTTAAAGTGGTCTACGACTTTGTCAATAAGTCTATAGATTATAGTGTCTTGCAATGTGTCACGAATATCTAAGTCTTCCTTAACGTTGTACAGCACTATATCTCTATCCATAAGCTTTTACCTATGGTTGAATGTCTAGCATGTAAACATCATCTAATCTCTCAAATGATGGTAATGTAATCATTGATACTTTAGTTTGTACGTTAACAGGATCTACAAGTTTTTGTGTTGTAACTGCAATACCAGTATTTACAATTTCAACTTCTGTTCCTGCAACATTTCCTCCTAAAAGATCAGATTCTTCCGGAGTAGTACCAAATACTGTTGAACCTAATTCAGCGTTAGGCAGTAATGATACATATCCATCAGGATAATATTTCTTAGTAGTTCCATCTCCATCTTCGTAAGAGTCTCTAGAAATCTCTACAGTTGCATCAAATGCATCTAAGATGTAATCTCTTAGCTCTTGTCTTGTTACTGATGCACCTTTAGGAGCTAATGGTTTAACTAGCTTAACTGTGCTGTCAGCATTTTTTAATAAACCAAATGTAGTAGAGTTCATAATAATCACTTCAGCTTTTTTACCTTGAGCTTCCATTGCTGCAATAGCTGTCTCTAAGTCTTTTAGAGGCGTTGCATCAGTAGCTGTCCAAGCTTTAGCTACAGTGCTCTTCATTTCAGGTTTTACTCCATAATCAAACTCTTGAGCCACACCGTTATCGTTTAATGAGATTTTACCAGTTGCTAACACTTGTAATCTCATTGCCTCAATACGTGCTTTAGCTCCATTAACAAGACGTGCATGGTCATTAAAGATTCCACTTAACACTGTGTCAATAAGTTCTTGGTTTCTTGTAGAAGAAATCATATTTAATTGTTGTCTATCTTCTTCTTTAACTAGTAATGCTTCTTTAAAGAAAGGCATTTGAGTATCAGTGATACTTAAGTTCATTCTTTCTCTTAATGGTACTTTAGTGTCAAATGCAGCAGGCTTAAGTACTACCGCTCTACCACTTCCACCTTTTACCATTGCAAGCTTAATTCCTAATTGTTTTTTAGCAGGGAATAGTTTATCCCCTAAAGTTTCATTTACTTCCTCTTGAGTTCCGTTCCAGTATCCAGCTACATTTTCAGCTGTAATTGTGTCATAAATTAGCGCCATATTTTACTACACTCCTTTTACAAATTTGATTAAGTTTAATTTTTCTTTTACTTTACCTTCAACAGCGGCTCCATTGTTACACTTGTCTTCACGTAATGTACCTTTAAATACACAAGCAACAACTGCATCTCCATCTGTTAAATCCACATCATGTAATGCAACTCCATCAACATAAGTTGCTGCTGCATCGTTTGTTAATTTTTTAACTTTTTTAGTTCTGTCTTCAAAGATAGACTTACCATCTCCAGCTAAGAATGTCCCAGCTTTTAAAATTTTACGTCCACCTTCATCTACTGTTCCTGTAGTAGTTTTATCTACTGTTACTGAAATTGCTTCATAGTCTAAATTGTGAAGAATTTCTTTTTCATTGAAAATATTTCTAGTTCTCATCTATTGTTCTCCTTTTTAAAATGGTTTTTTGTGATTAACACCTTTTGCAAGTCGTTGTCCTATATTCATTTGTTTATCGAAACCAGTTCCACTTGCTCCTGGTGTAGTTTGTCTTGCTGATGCTTTTACTGCATTTGCTACTGCATCTTGGAACGCTCTCTCTAATACCGTTACTGCTTTTAAAGCTTCCTCAGCTGAACCATGCTTAGCAAAAGTTTCAGCTAGTTCAACAGGTAAATTCTTAGATAGTAAATCTTCTTTTACTTCCATGATTAACTGTGACTGTTTGAATGCTGCGACTTCTTCGTTGAATTTATTTTGCCTCTCTTCAAAGTCTCTATCTCGTTTTTGTGTTTCACTTAATTTGGCATAATCTTCACGCTTTTTAATCTCAGCTTCTACACGTTTTTGAAAGTCCTCATCAGATTTACTTTTCTGATTATTTAACGCTGTTTGAACTGCTTTGTTAACAATACTATCTAGCTCAGATTGACTAGATGGAGCTTTAAACTCCTGTTCAGTTGGTGCTGATTCTACAGCTCCTTCTGTTGCTCCTTCCTCTGAAAAGTATTGAATGTTTAGTTTTAATAAATAATTGCTCATTTTGTTTTGTTCTCCTTATCCACGCTAGTATTATCCTTTCGGTTCAGTTGTGCACCACTTCACTTAAGTAATAATCCACGCTAGTTTAATTTGACATAATAAAAAAGACCTTTTAATGTCTTATCCAGGACAAGTGTATATTAAAAACACCTAACAAGTTGTTAAGTGTTTAATAATTAGTATGTTCTATTGTAATAATCTTTTGGTGTGTAAACAGCTTTGTTACTTTGGATAGCTTTATCTATAATTTCCTTAATCTTCTTATATGATTTTTCAGTAACTGGACTGTCAATATATTCAAACATAGGAAAATCTTCCTCAAAATGTTTTTCGTATTCTTCTATCTTGGAATTAATTTTCTTCATTGCTTCTATATCTTCAACATTAATCATTCTTCTCAACTCCTTTGATAATATCATCTACGATGTTTTCATATACTTTTAATGCGTTAGGGAATACTTTTTCGAATATTTCTTTATGTTTAGGAGATACCAGTGTTTCTTGAGCATGTGCAAAAAACTCTGTTTCAGCTGATCCTGGTGTTGTCCAGTATTTTTTACCATGTCCAGCCCCAAATGGAAATTCCCCAAACCAGCCTGTACTTTCAAACATATCTGAAATAGCGTTTAGGTGGGAAAGCTCTCCTTTCTCCATACTTTCTTTTGCTATCGCTTTAAATTCCCCCAATACTTTTGAAACATTTTTTTCTATTTTAGAGCTTAGATCCCAGTAATCCTTATCCCATTTTGCTTTTTCAGTTTTACTTCTTGGCCTTTTACCTAAGCTATTCAGCGTTGGTAAATCCCCATTTACAAAAGTCCATATATCTTTATTAATAGCTTCTCTCAATTTATATTTAGGCAGCCCTGAAGCGTGTGTAATTCTTTGTTCTTCTTCGTACGTCATCCCATATAACCTACGTTTAACAAATACACCGTTACCAACAGATGATTTACCTGTTAGAATTTCTATACCTAAGCTGTCCATTGCGTGTCCGTTCTCATGGAATAACACCATCCCTTTAGGGGATTTATATCCACTTTTCAGACCTTCAAAATCCCCACTGCTTATTTGAACTGTTGAACCTAATGCATAAGCATGTGTATTTTTCAACGGTCTATAACTTATTTTTCCTGAAAGATGTTTAAACAGTTTTAATGCTCTGATATCATCAACTTGTTTTATAAAGTCTTTATAATCGTTGTAATATTTATCCCCGAACATTTGTCTTGCGTTATTATTTTCAATAGCTTTGTGGATATCTTTTATTAAGCTGTCTCTCTCTTCAAGTATACCACTTTCTTCTGCTTTATCCAAGCCTCTTTCTTTCCTATACTCAGCTATCTCTTTGTCTAGCTGTTCGCTGTCATAATAAGCTGCACTTGAACATTTGCAATAAGGATGCATAGGGTAGAAGTTAACTCCTACTTCTCTGTCTTTAATCTTGAAATGTTTCCCGTCTAACTGTTTACAAATATCGCAAGCAGTAGGTTCTGAAATATACAAATACTCGTCATATCCGGCTTGCTCAATTGCATCTAGCTGTACATCTCCTTGAACTCTAGAAGCTTCAGTAACAAGCAGCCTTTTAGCTTCATGCTTACTAACATTAAATTGACTTCTAAGCCTTCCTATCATGTCAGTTGGGTTAGCTCCTTGAATGATAGAACGCCTTAACATTGTGGCAATATTTCCCATCAGAGCTTCTTGATTAGTCCAAATGTTCTTGCTGAAGTTTCCGTACTTATAATCACTATTAACAATAGCTTTTACACCTTCTTTACTAAACCTAAGCTTAGTATCAAGTATTCCGGACTGTCTAGCGTACTCACTGTCAGCTAACTTCTCTAAATGCTTTTCTATAAGATCGCTGTTCTTAGTTGTCATGTCTGTTAAATGTAGATTCAACTCAGCTTTTAAAAGCTCCAGTCTGTTTATCCTCATTGTAGCATTGTAGAGTTTAAGCTGTGCATTAGCTTCAGGAGAAAAGTCTTTCTTCTTAACATACTCTTTAGCTTTCTTCTCAAATGCTTTTACATCATGCTCAGATACCCTTTTTAAAGCTTCTTCAATTGAGATACCTTGGCTCTTTGCATATCTCTCATAGAATACGTTTATTTGTTGTTCTATGTCTTCTAATGCTATGTTAAAGTTCTCTTCCATATTTGCTATGGTTACTTTTTCATCTTTAATTTGATTTAATTGGTTTGCTAACTCTCTTTTCTTCCAATAATTAAATGATCGTTTCTTCATCGATTAGCACCTCTTCGCCATCGTGTAAGTAGCTTTCTATATCTTCTTCACTCAGCCCTAAATCTTTTAAGAATTTTCTAGCTAATGCTTCACTATAATCTCCTGATTTGAATTTCTTAAGTATGCTTGATATTTTATACATCAATTTACCTTTGTCAAGGTCATAGCTATTATCTAAAGTAATTGTAGGAGTTTCTAGCAACTCTTGTTCATGTTTAGGGTCATCTACAATACCTGTTAATCTCATAGCTGTTTCATTTGTTACCATTCCTCCTAATGATTTAAATGCATTAATAGTTTCTTCTAATGCTTTAGGTAGGTTAGGGTTAAATGTAATCTTAAGCTTAGCAATGTTAAACTCTGTTAACTCTTTAACATAATCTCCAATGTTAGCTATAAGTTGGTATCTCCTTCTTAAGCTCTTTTCAAATAGTGATTGAGTGTCAACTCTTGCCTGCTCTAATCCGAACAGTTTATACTTCATTGCCTCCCCACTTTGAATCCCACTGAAATTAGTATCAGTTAAATCAGGTGTGTTTGTGTATTTGTGAATGTCGTTAACTATTCTTTTCTTGAATGCTTCTACTCCGTTAACATCGTACTGTTTATATAGGTACTTAGCATCCACTGTCCCCTCATTCCCGTTAACATCTACAGGAGGTTTTAGTTGTAACAGTCTAGCACGTCTCATTCTTCTCATATATTCAACCTGTTTATTACTATCTCCAACCACATCATCCGGAAATTCTACTTGACCAAATATAGCAAGTATTGCATCTGATGTATCTGTCATATAGTTAGCTGTATCTGATTGAACTGCATCATATGAATCTATCAAGGCTAGTTCACTTTCATAATCTCCCATTCCATCAGCTGTATTTAAATACTCAGTAATTGGAACATCTCTAAACACATGAGGCTCAATGCTTATCTCCTGATATGCTCCGTCTACCTCTTGCAGCTTAACAATTCTATCGTTTAAATAAAGCTCTACAAAATGCTGTTTGTTGTCAAATAATCCTGTTGAGTAATATCTAACACCTGCCAACAGATTATCTTCTAGAGTGTTATCATAAATCACAAATGTACTTAAAGGATCTAACCTTTTAACTTTTGTTAAGTCTGACATTGAGCGATAAACTAAATCATATGCTCTACCTACTTTAGATAAGTCTAATACTAACATTCTGTTTAAGTCGTGAAAGCTGTTAACCTTTGCTATCTCTCTAAGTACCTCATCTGTTGTGCTGTTGTCCTCTCCGTCATCGTATTCAACCTGAATAGGTTTACCTACTAAATAACCTTGCTTAAACACTGCAATGCTTTTACCAAAATTATGAATAATTCTAGTGTCAGCCATATCTTGCTCACTTCGTCTATCTTTAATTGATATTGTATGGTTATTACCTTCTGAATAGTCATACAGTTCTTGTATTCTCGGTTTTTGAACCGTGCTGTGATGTGATATAAACTCTCTTAAGACTTTATAGCCATCCAGTATTAACTCTTCTACATTATCAACTCTATATCTTAATCTTGATTCTCTGTGAAACCTGAATGTAAGATTTTTACTTTTTCCTGTGCTATCTACAAATGTTTCTGTATAAGCCATTTAATCACTCCTTCCCAAATCCAGCCATCAGTGTCTTATATTGACTGTCTTTTTTATTCTCTTGTCCTATTAGTTTGATATATGGTATATATCCATATTGACTTGCGTTTATTGTGTGGTCGTTCCTGTCTTCCGGTTCGTCCCTGTCTTCCTTCCAAGAGTATATATTTAACTCTCTGATATGCTCTTGGCAATTATCCACAACCAAGTATTTTAGGTTCTTCATCCAGCCGCTTGATGTGTTAATCCTGTTGATTATTGTTACACGTTTATCAGCGTTTAGAAATTCATATATCAATCCTTTTCTTGATTTATATTTTAGTAATTCCATCATTGTAGCCTGGTCAGCGTTATCTATATAAACTTTTCTACAAAAGCCCCATTTATCTTTACAGTAATCCAGGAACTTATGCAGCTTAACTGCTACATCTGATGGTGCTATCTTGCTGTTATTAAAATCTTTATTGTTGTAATTCTTCTCTTCCAGTATTACCAACTCTCCATTGCTAGTAATTCCTTGAAAGATAAATGATATTGTGTCCTCAGTCTTTTCAGAGTACGATGTATCAACACCACAAGAGTATCTGATGTATTGCTTTTTGCGTGCAACTTCTTCAGTAATTACGTTTAACTTCCTATCAAACATACTGAATACTAAACCTTCAGCACGTCCTCTTAACCCTTGAATTTTGTTCTTATAAAGCTTTGTGCCTACAGCAACTGTACTTTTAATCTTTTCTTTTTTCTCCTCAGATAATCCATAATTATGGTCAAAAGAAAAGAACCAGTATGTCCATTTAGGATGCTCCGGTTCAGTTAACATCTCTCGTATCTCTTGAGGTGTGTCATATTCATACTGTGGTAAAGCTCTGAACCTATTTATATATCTAGCATAAATAGGTAATGTAGGGTCATCAGGGTTCATTGTGCATATCCAATAATCACATCGCATGGTTGCTTCTTGCACAAAGTCCATATCAGCTGTGTTAATCTCGTCAATAAAACCGCAACCGAACTGTGAACCTAATGCTTTTTCCCACTTATCTTTTGATGAATATCCTAATATAAATATAATTCTTTCTCCATTAGGTGTATCATATTTAATGTGAGGGATCTTATATTTAGAATCTCCATTCCCTTTATAATCAACATACTCTCCAAACACATCTATAATTCCTAAGTCTGAGTTAATTATATTCTTTTCAGCATCCCCTACAGATTTAGCACTGATGAAGTGCAGCTTTTGTTTGCTCTTTGCTACTGCCAACATATATTTAACAATACCTACTGTAGTTTTACCTGCTGCTGTAGTTCCTTCTAATGCTTCTGCTTCAGCTTTATGTTTTAGAAACTTTTTATATTTAGGGGATAGAATGAAATCACTCATCTTTATCATCCTCTAACTGGAGTAAGATCCCAGCAAGTTTATTTTCGCTTTTAACATTTACATCAACTTTAGCTGTTGATAATCCGTATCTTTTAGCTAGTTCAACAGCAGCACTTTTTCTAGTTGCTATGTTTGGCCTAACTTCAATTATTTGTTGTACTCCATCTCCTAATCCTATTGCCATTGGTTCGGTTAGTTCCCCTCGCATTGCAGCTGTGAAGAATTCTAACACCTCTTGCTGGTCAGCTATTTTTTTAGAATTAAGTTCTGACAACCTTTCATCAAGGTAAGCTTTTACGCCCACATTTGCCAACAACTTATGGGCTTGTTTTCTTGAGTAATTAGCTGAATATCCTGCTTTTAAAGCTGACTGTTCAGCGTTCCCGCTAATGATGTACTCATCAGCAAATTTTTGTTGTTTCAAAGATAATTTTTTCAATTTTCCACCACCAGCCTTTCTTCTCAAAAATAAAAAGCACCTTTTACAGTGCTTTCTTACATATTATAATAAATAATAAGTTGGAGTATTTTATGAAAATTCTTACAATGTGTATTTAGCAAGTTGTTTAACGGGGGAATTTAATAACACTTTTTGCGTGTTCAACATCAATTTCTTTTTATAACCAGCAATTAAAAGAAATTTGTAATTTGTATTAACTAAAAATTTTAAAAGAGAAAAATATCAACCGTACCTTAACTCCTCCGTTAAACTCTCACATTACCATTATACCACTATACTACTTACTTTTGTTTATCTTTTCTTACTTTGTTTTATCTTTTCTTACTTTTTTTTACTTTTACTTACTTTTGGGGAAATTCTTAGGTAAATTGTCAATTTGAATTACTCGTAAAGCTTCAGAATGTTTCCTATTTCTCGTATTAGCTTCGATTCCCATTATTTGGTCTATTTCAATCCAATCTTTGCAATTAAAATACCTAAGTTGTAGTAAAAGCTTGTATTGGTAATCTTTTACACTGTCAATGCAGTTATAAATCTCTCTTTCTTTTTTAACCTGCTTAACTGTGTTGTCAAACAGCTCTCTTTCAAGCATATCCACTTCATGTATTAGATTTTCCCAACTGTATTTATTTCCACCTTTGATTTGCTCTTTCGCATAATCAATAGGTTTAATATTATTTTTCAAAAGATCTCTTTTTTCTCTTATTTTTTCTTCATTCGCTCTTATTATCTCTTTTATGTAAAATATTTGCGATAAATATCTTTTTTTGAGATTAGATAATCTTTCTTGTTTATCTTTCATATCTTCTACCTTTCTTTCTTTTTTCTATGTCGATCTTTTCCATCTCTAACGATTGAAACTATAAAACTTACTATCATTACAACCGCTATAATAAAACTTACTATATCTAGTGCATACAATATGTCGTATATTACAGTCTGCATTTTTAAATGTCCTTACTTTTCTACTTTATTCTTTTTGCTATTTTTTCTATTACATTCACTGTAACACTATTACCAGCTTGTTTGTATAACTGACTGTTACTATTTACTTCTTGTGCTTTATCAAACGCCCAATCTGGAAAACCTTGTAACCTCCAACACTCACGGGGTGTAAGTTTCCTGATACTAACACCTTCTATTTTCAAAAAATTATTTTCTTGATAACTACTTTTTGTCAACGTAGGGGCTATATTGTGTACTCCTCCTTTATTAAATCCATGTGGTTTTTGAATAATTTGAGGTAACACAACACATTGTTCATCGCTTGTAAGTAGTGTATTAGCAATGTTTTTTCCTACTCGAACTCTGCGGGTTTTTGAGTTGGGATGTGAGAAGTTGATACTATCTCCAACATTAGCAACCGCATAACCTTGTTTTGTTGCTTCTTTGACTAGTACACCGTGTCTATCTTGTGTTGTTATTGTAAACATTGGTTCACCATTTGTTTTAAATCGTCTACCATTTTGTCTTTTTTCTACTCTATCTGGAGTAAGTACTGGAATAGCTATTTGTTTAGGCTCTTTATAGTCTGTAGCTGTCAAGGCCCCTACTATTCCATTAGGATCATGAACAATGCTTCTAGTACCTATTGATTTCCCTTTAGGGTTCTTAGTATTTCCTATTATTTTTATCTTTGGTTCAAAATTAAATTCTTCATTTTTTCCTCTGATAGGAAATACTCTGTAGGTACATTCTCCTCTAAGATGTCCGATAATAAACACTCGTTCTCTGTTTTGTGGTACTCCGAAATTTTTGCTGTTAAGCACTTGCCATTCTGCATCATACCCCAAGTCATGTAAGATTTTAAGCACTCTCTCGAACGTTTTTCCTTTGTCGTGCGATAAAAGGTTTCGGACGTTTTCAAGAAACAAATAGCGTGGTTTGATTTGTTCGGTCGCTCTAGCAATTTCATAGAACAAAGTTCCTCTAGTATCTTCAAATCCCAATTGCTTTCCAGCGATTGAGAAAGCTTGACAGGGAAATCCTCCACATATAATATCGACTTCTCCTCTAAGTTTTCTAAATTCTTCATCTGTTACCTCTGTTATATCTTTAAAATCTATTTCTCCTTCTGTATCATGTATTGCTTGGTAGCTTGCTCTAGCGTATTTATCTATCTCACAATATCCAACACATTTATGTCCTGCTCGTTCCATTCCGAAACGAAACCCTCCTATACCGGAAAATAAATCTAAAAATCTCATTGATTCTTTATCCTCTCTTTTCTTAAGCTTCTAATAATGCAAAATCATCAATTTGTTTTCCGTCTATCCCTGTTACACGTACAGACAAAACAGAGTAATAATAGCCTTCGTTCCCGTCATCTGCATGGCACTCTGCTTGTGCTACTTCGTTTTGATTATGGAATATAGTTATATATAGTTTTTTTGTTGTACCGTAAAAATACTCTTCTGTAGCTTTGAATTTTACATCTGTTATCACGCCTTCAAAATTCTCTAGCAACTTCCAGTCGCCATAAGCTATTGCACATCAATCATTACCAGACATGTAAAACTCGACTCTTGTTCCATCTTTTAAAAATAAAACATCTCCGTTAACTTTTGCTATTTCTTTATACAATAATACTTGCTTAAGTTGTTCTAATGCATCCATCTATTTCTCCTTTTTCTACTCTGTTATTTTCTATACCGTTGCTTTTTTAATAGCATTTAATACTTCTTCAGGTGTTGCTAATACTAGCACCATTCCCCATCTTGCAGTAATATTTGTTATTGTTCCTTTATCTATATCTTCACTATCTTCCTGAATTGATATAATCTCATTAGTATTGATATATATGTCTCTTCCGTGAATATCTGATAATTTTATAAATCTTATATCTTTTTTACCTATTTCTTCTTTTATTTCTCTTAATATTCCTTCTATTCGGCTTTCTCTAACTTCATAACCTAAACTTTTAAGATCCATTATTTCTCTCCTATCTTAACTATTATTTTTTCTTTCTGTAGGTCTTCTAAAAAATCAGGTACATCTCTTGCATAAGAATCTTGGTATAAAAGACTTAACGCTATAGAGAGTTCCAACATGTCTAGTTCTATATGATCTTTGTTTTCTTTACCTTGTACTTCTATCATACTAACACCTCTTTAATCTTCTAATTCTCCGTTATATTTTGGCATTTCCATCCAGTAAATAATATTATCGTCAGTATATTCAAACCCTACTCCGTTATCAAATTCTATCCGTGTGTCAGTATATGTATCGACAAACCCTCCCCAACATGATGGGACAGTTACTAACACTTCTTCATTAATTTCTGGCACAGGGCCTTCCCACATAGTTTTATAACTATGTTCTGTTTGTTCTTCTATAGGTAACGGCTTTACCTCTAATTTATTCCACTTCACTATCTTTCTCCTATCTTAACTATTGCTATTAATGTTTCATTCACATTTAAAACTTGAACATCTACTACGTATTCATTTTCCTCAAGTAATACTTGATCAATATCACTTCCTGTAATTAATTCATTAATATCATTTGCTACCATTTCTTTTGTTGTTTCAATTTTTATTACTCGTTTAATCATTGTTTTTAATCTCCTTTTTATCAAATATATAAATCATTGCTGTACCACCTATCACGCTTATTTCCTTTATTTCTTCGCTTTCTAGTAATGGTGGTAAATCTATTATTTCCCCTCGTTTATAAGCTTCAATATAGCTTTCCACTTTATCCGGGGTGGTTTCTATAACGTCTACCCGTTTTGCGTTTTTAAACATTTTATTATCCTCCTTAAACTACTGTATCTAGGCTTTACTGCTCCTGCTCTTATTTCTCGTATTGTTTTTACGTGTAGTCCGGTAAGAGTTGCTAATTCTTTGTTGCTAACACCTTTTTCTCTCATAAGCTTATCTACTTCGTTTTTCATCTTTGCTTACCCTGTTAAAGTGTTTCACTGCTAATTCGTCAATTAATGCTAACACATCTAGTTTGACTTCATTTTTCAACTGAGGATTTATATCTTTTATGCTTAACAAATCTTGTCCGTAATCTTTCATTTTCGTATCACTCATAAGCTCAAATACTTCAGATACTACTCTTGTTATCCGTTTTTTACCAAATCCATAATTAGCTCTTAGTACCCAAGCTAACACAAGACTAAACTCTGTTAGCATTTCTCCTCTTGCTTCCATCCGTTGAATTTTAATAAATTCATCAGCAACTTGTTCAGCTGCTTTTTTCTTCTCTTTCTTTCTTCCTACTTTCGGTAGACTGAAAGAGTTCTTTTTAATCTTTTTACCCATTTATTTAACACCCTCTTTGACTTTCTTAATTCTAGCTTTCAGGCTTTGCATTATCTCTTCTTGTACTCCTGCTTTGTTATCAAGTGCTCGCATTACATCTTCATCACGTGTTCCTTGTGTTACTAAGTGATGAATTATAACTTTTTCTTTTTGGCCTTGTCTGTGTAGTCGCTTGTTGGCCTGTTGATAGTGTTCTAAATTCCATGATAGACCAAACCAGCAAACATGGTTTCCTCCTTCCTGTAAATTTAGGCCATAAGCTGCACTTGCTGGATGTGTTAACAGAATATCAATTTTACCAGCATTCCAATCATCCTCATCTTGTGTAGTTTTCAACTCTTTAACAACAAGATCACTTTTTTCTAATGCTCTTTTGATTCTATCCCTATCATGTTGAAAATTGTAAAACACTAGTAAACTTTTACCTTGCAATCTCTCAACTAATTCTAGGAAAGCTTCAATTTTTGCATCATGTACTTCTGTATATATTCCGGTACTATCATATACCGCCCCATTACTTATTTGTAATAGCTTGTTAGATAATGCTGCTGCATTAACCGCTGTTATTTCATCCTCAGCACCTTCAAGCTCAAGTACAAAATCACGCTCCATTTTGTCGTAATCTCTTCTAGCTTTATCATTTAGAATTACCGGGATCTCGTTATAAGATAAATCAGGTAATTCTAGATAGTCTTCTGACTTCATGCTTATACAAATATCAGATATTTTATTTATGATACTGTCATAAACTCCATCTTTTATTTTATAGTCAAAAATCTGACTTCTATTCCTTTTATTAGGCTCCATATATTTGGCCCTAAAATGTGTAATGTATTTTTCTAATCTAGTACCTTGATCTAATAGATAAATTTGAGCCCATAAATCCTCTACCCCATTTGGGCTAGGAGTACCTGTTAACTCTATTAATCTATTAATCTTTGGTAATACCATTTTTAAAGCTTTAAACCTCTTACTCCTGCTATTTTTAAAACTACTGCTTTCATCAATCACTACTGTATCAAAATACCAGTCATTTCTAAGATAATCTACCAACCAGGGAATATTTTCACGATTGATAATATATAAATCTGCATTAACGCTAAGTGCCTTAATTCTCTTTTGTTGACTTCCTAACACAAGACTAACTCTAAAATCTTTTGTATGGTTCCACTTATCTTTTTCTTTTGACCATGTCCCCTCAGCTACCTTTTTAGGTGCTATAATCAACACTTTGTTAACTTGAAATCTATTGTATTTTAATTCCTTAATTGCTGTTAATGTTGATACTGTTTTTCCTAATCCCATATCCAGGAACAGCCCACATTTTGGAACATTGATAACATGATTAATTGCTGTTAACTGATATTTGTGTGGGACGAATTCTCTCACGATATCAACTCCTCTACTAACATGTCTACTTCTTCTTTATTTTTTACTTTATAAACTATTTGGCCTAATCTGTTAAAATCTCTTTCTACTAATTTTTGCCTTGCTGAATATCTTCCACCTATCGGCCTTTTCAATTCTACAAATGCAACCGGCCTATCTTTCAATATAATAATTCTGTCAGGCACTCCTGAATATCCAGGGGATTCAAATTTTAAACATAGGCCCTTTCTATCCTTAATTTTTTTTACTAAATATTTTTCAATTTGCCTTTCTAACATTTTCTTTCCTCATGTTAACTTTAAAAATTTCAAAATTTGAATTTGTAACTTGTAACTTTATTTTTCCCTATAAGTATATAAAACATAGAGATTATAGATATTATAGATTTATAAGGGGGTATATATTCCTATAATTTCTATATTTTCTTTATTTTTATAAATTATAGAGAATTTAAAGTTACAAAAGTATATATAAAACTCTATTTAAGCCTATTATATCAACGTTTATGAGGTGTAACTTTGGGTGTAAACTTAGCTATTTAAAGTTACACTCGATACGGATAAACGTTGATATAATCACGTTTTGTATTTTTTCAAAGTTACACCAAAGTTACATTTGAATTTTTGATTTGTAACTTTGAAATTAGAAAGTTACACCCCAAAGTTACACCCTGCGAAACCCTTTTTGAGGGCCGTAAACTCCAAATCTTGATGTTTTTTCTTCCTTAACCCACCCAACTATATTACTAATTATTTGATTTATCTCTTTAGCTTCTTGTCGTTTCATATACTTAATGTCTCCACGTAAACACTCTTCATAAATCTCAGCTGCACATACTTTATTCCTAAATACTAGTTGAGATTCATCAACTGTATAGGTTCCGGATAGGAATGAAATCCTCTTGTTCTTATCTAGTGAATACCAGTCAGGTAGTATAGGTCTGTCAAGAAATTCCTTAATTAATCCTTCTCGCATGTTAACCTCTCTATGCTGCTCCCGTGCCATATTGGCCAACTCTTCGGCCTCCTTGCTGAGTTGTAAGCTTTCCCCCATTACAAACAGGGTATATGCTTCAGCCCACACTTGATCAACTTCATTTGGTAATTCATCCCAAACGCTCTTTTTAATCTCTCCTAAGCAAATATCTATTGGCCAAAACCTTCTATTACCTGTTGGGTCTTTTAGAAATTCATCATCATTAGATGTTCCGTAGAAAACACATCTTCTAGGATATTTACTTGTACGTCTTCCGTAAGCTTCCCTGTAGATATCCTCTCTTTTACTTAAGAATTGCTTAATTGCGTTTGTATCGTGTCGATTCATAGCTGTAAGCTCTCCTACTTCTACAATCCAGCTTCCCTGGATAAGTTCAGAAGCTTCTTTACCTTCAAAAGTTTGTAAGCTATCGTTGAACCAATCCTTACCTAATATAGAAAAGAATGTACTTTTACCAACCCCTTGAGGGCCTGCTAGAATTGTCATTACATCGAACTTTACACCACCAACAATGGCCCTTGCCACCGCTGCTACTAAACTTTTTCTAATAGCTTCCCTTGTAAATGCATTGTCCTCTGCACCGAAATAATCGATAAGAAGAGTATCAACTCTAGGCACTCCGTCCCAGGTAAGAGATGTTAGGTAACGCTCTACATAGTTTATTCTGTTTCCATCACTTACTATTAATAAGGCTTTATCCTGTTTATCTTGACCAGTGATTTTATATACACTTTCTAGATATCTAGCAAAAGATGCATCATCAACTTCTGACCAGTCCCTGTGTTCCTTGCTTGCATCATAATGTCTATCCCATGGTAGCTTACCGAACACTAACCCTCTGTTACTGAATATATCAATAGCTATTTTATCTTTTAAATTTGGGTCATTCTCCAGGATTAAAACTATATTATTGATAGTCTTTTGGATTCTACCTTCTTCATTTCTCTCAAGCTGCGTTAACCAATCAAGCTCATCATCGTTTTGATTATCATCATCTCCTACTACATCAAACACATCTTTAGCATTTGATATTAGTTCACTGTTTAATAACGCTGCTACCTTATCATCAGCAAGAGCTAGTTTTTTCATAGCTGAGTAAGAAGGATATTTACTAACCGGAGTACCATCCTTAATATGCTCATCTAGGTTACTAAACTTATGAATCCTGATTAAATCAAAAGCATTAACTAATTGGCCACTACATGGATCTGTTGCGTGGTGTGAGTATAAGAACTTATTATCATATAGCACCGCACCACCTGAGGTAGTCCCACCTGTGAAAGTATATCTATCCGGACTTGAGGTTGCCTCATAAAGTCCAGGTATGAAAGCTTGAATAGCTGATGTGATATCATACACCTTACAGAATGCACCAACTAATCCGTTTTTTGTTAACGGGTCTTGTTGCCTTGCTAGTAGTTGTTTTTGTCTAGTATCTTGACCAGGAACATGAGGCCAAGTCGTGATATCAGTCCAATCAGCATACATATTAAGTACACCTTTTCTACTGCAAAATTGACCAGGATAAAACTGATAAATATACTCGCTATCTGCTGAACATGATGGATAGTACATAAATCTGTTAACTTCAAATGTTGTAGGGTCACAATTTTCTATCCCTAATAAACTACCTAACTTTCTAGCTATTGGCTCGTATTCATCAGGTGTACAGCTTTCATCAAGAGGAATTAAAACCCTTAATCTAGGTGTATAATTGCTATGTTTTCTAGTTGAGTAAACAACCGCTGTACAACCTAAAGCACCTACTCTTTTAAGAATGTCATCAGTCATATTAGGGTGGATATTATCAAGGTCTAAACACACAACATCACGACTTAATATATTAGTTGCTTTTCTTCGACCATCTAACAACTTAGCGCCGGTAAAGCCTCCAACATCTTTTAATTCATCTTGTTCTGACTTTTTAAGCTTAAGAAATTCATCATATTTCTCTAAAGTTCTAACAGGAGATTTTAAAGTTTCCACAAAATCTAACCAACTAATATCTGTGTTTTGCCATATAGTCGCTTTTCTGTGATTTGCCTTAGCAATTCCTAATATTCTATTTGCTTGCACTTTTTAACCTCCTTTCTTAATCTTTCATATAATATTTAGTTTCAAATCCAGCACCTTTTAATATTAATCCTGGAGCCCAAGGTATTGGCTCAGCTAAAATATTATTTACATCTTCTAGTTTTTCATCATCGTAAGCATCTATTACCACTTCATCGTGAATATGCATTACTACTTCATAATTTCTATCGTATAATCTCATCAGGGTTTCAGCTAAACAATCCCTTGCTATTGCCTGAACTATGTTCTCGACTAGCTTTCCACCGTATGTAGAGTTAACTTCCCATTTCTTAGTAGTTTGGTTAACACCGTAATAATGTAGAGCATCTTTATTGAATTTGTTTTGCTGTAGAAATGGTTTAGGATAGTACAGTTTTCTACCACTAGGTAATTTAATAGATATAAAATCTAAACCATACATCATATCCCACTCCCTTCTAATTTCTAAGCTCTGAACAAATTGAGTTCCGTTACCATTCATGGCCTGAATAACAGCATCTCCTACTGCATACCACAAACGGACAATATTTTTATTTGCATCCCTCCAACGAACTTTAATATCTGTTAATTCATCACTTGAGAGCCCCATTCTGTCAGCTCCCATTGCTATTAATGCTGATTCTCCTCCTTGATATCCAAGAGCTAATGTTGCAACTTTTCCTCTTTGTCGTAAGCTGTACTCAGGGTTTCCTTTTTTAATCTTGTCAATAGGTACGTTGAACATTTGGCTTGCTGTAGCTTCATAGATTTTTCCGTGAGTAGCAAATACTTCATTTACCCACTCTTCCCCAGCAAGCCATGCAATCACTCTTGCCTCAATTGCACTAAAGTCACTTATTATAAACTTATCTTTACTAGTTATAAAAGCTGTTCTTACTAACTGACTTAAGATATCCGGAACGTTGCCATATAAGAGCTTAAGCCCTTCAAAGTTTCCATTTTTTGCAAGATCTCTAGCATCATCTAATGTGTTGATATAGTTTCTAGGTAAGTTTTGAACTTGAACTAATCTACCAGCCCAGCGGCCAGTCCTATTAGCTCCGTAAAACTGTAGTAACCCTCTTACTCTATCATCTTTACACATTGCGTTTTCCATAGCTGCATATTTACTAACACTAGTTTTTCCTAACTGCTGCCTTATCTCTAGAACTCTTTTAACTTTTAATGGTAAATTATCTCTAGATAAAAGGTCTGATATATCATCTTTTGTAAGTCCTGGTAAATCTTCATCTAGTTGACTTTCTACCCAGCTTTTCAACTGAGTAATACTATTAGGATTATCAAGTCCTGTTATCTTCTGAGCCTCATCAGTTAATTTCTCAGTACTTTCAGCATCGATTCTCAGAACTGAATCAACTAACAATTTATCAACTTTAACTCCGTTAGCATTCATCAGGATATCCATTTCCCACAGCTTCTGTTCTTTTGCAGGAACTTCAAAGGCTTTTATATATTGATAAATTGTATATTCAGCCTCCACATCTTGCATATTATATTCACAGTAAAGCTTCCATTTATCTAAGTCATGATGTGGGTCATTCCAAGTTCTACCACCATTAGATTTAGTTGGTTTACAAGGAACTGAAAAATATTGAATTAATCTATTTCCTGTTGTTAGTTTCTTCTTATCTTCTGATATCCCTATCGCTTTACCAGTCATTCCTAATCCAGCAGGTAAGCCTAAATATGTTGCGTGAAACATTGTACATCTCCATTGAGTTATACTCGTTGTATATCCAGCCTGATTAAGGCAATACCACTCAAACGCTGCGTTGTAAGCATGCTTAATGCAATTCTGATTATTTAGTAATTCTAGGATATTATCAGGGATTTTTTCTCCTTGTTTCAAATCAACTATTTTAGTTGGGTCATCGTTTAGTTTGTAAGAAAATAGCAAAATCTCAAAATCTTCAGATTGAGCATATTTATAAGCTCCACTTTTAGAAATGTTAACACTACTACGTGTTTCAATATCTATATTTAAATGTTGCATAATTTCCTCCTAAAATCATAAGGGGGATAAACCCCCGATACTTTTATTAAAGTGGTAATCCAGTAATAGGATCTACACCAAAAGTATTTTGATTTTGTTGAGGTTGTTGCGGGTTAGGGAACGGATTAGGGTTAGCTGCACCTCCTAAAGCTGTAAATAATTTGTCAGCTGCTACAGGTGCACCTCCTAATACTTCCCCGTCTCTTACTTTTTGAATGTGAGTTAAACCAAACCCTACACCTTTTTTACCTGTGTGCATATAAGGGAAAACATTAATTGCTACGTTTGCATAAACTCCTGAATATATTTGAGACTGGTCTAATATCGGTTGAACATTTTGGTCAACTATTTGGGGTTGTCTATCAGCGTTTGAACTAGCTGTAAATATCCAGCAACCTTTACACTCGTCCCCAAAAGGTGTGCCATCTTGTTTAACTCCATCCCCATCATGAATAGGATTAGCTACTACAGGAGGCATTACTCCGTTCCATTTTTCATTTAATCCTTTTTGGGCAGCTGCTTGAATGGCTGCATCTAATCTTTGCTTACTTGCTAAATCGCTTTTTGGTAATAAAATTGTTGTGCTGTATTTAGCCGGTAAATCCGGATTATTTGAATAAGGTTTAAATACATTTACATAACTTAATCTCACGTTTTGTACTACTGCTGTTGTTTCTGTTGTCATAATTTTAAAATCTCCTTTAATATATATTAATTTAATGGTTTAAAAATGCTTGTTGCATTTACTGTATTTGTTATTGCTGGTCTTTTGTCATTCTCAAAAACTAAAGTAGGTTTACCCTCACTAGTAACGACCATATCTCCTACTAAAGTTGTAAACTGTTGTTTACCTAATGCTTTTTCTAATTTAGCTAAGGTTAACGGAACTTTGTCGTATATTATTGCTTCATCTATCCCCCCTTCTATTAATTTATTAATTGCCTCATCTTGATTAGTCCAAGAGCGTGAAGTTCTTCCGGCCACCGCCTTAAGTCCTTTTACATCTTCTCCTTTAAGGCACATATCCAAAGCATAAGCTTTTAAATCAGCCACCCATTTAGCAATATCTTCTCCTCTTGAGATGTATTCATATAATTTATCTTTAGGGATCTCATTAGGTTTTAACTTTATTTCAGATTCTAATGATAAATTATTCTCAGCTCTTGCGGTGCAAATATCACGGGCCTTACAGAACTTACAAGCCTTAGCTGATGGAACTAATTCCCCGTTACCTCCTAATGCTTTTTCAGCTTGAACTTTGAAATAATCCCCCCACAATAACAATTCTGTTAGAGATATTTCCCTGGTAGAAAAATTATTAATTCTAGGTTGTACAATATTCAGTTCAATTTTATCTAGGTTATAAATTAGATTAAAAGCATCATAAGCACCTAATGCATATAAGATTAGCTGTTCATTTTGTTCAGAAGAAACGGGAACGCCTTTACCATATTTCAAGTCAATGATTGATAGTGTAGAACCGTGAATTAAAATACAGTCACAAGTCCCAAATCCTCCATCTACCCATCTAGAAAAATCAACTCTTTTCTCAATCTCAATATATGGATTAGATGAAAAGCTCAATGCTTTTTCTTTTATAAAATCTACATAAGTATCTGTGAAAGAATCCATCTCAGCTTGGTAAAGCTCGTTTTCTTTCAATTTCTTAATGGCTGCGTTTAGCTTTCTTTTGCCAAACCCTTTAGGGTCTAAATAGTGCTTGAGCTTTAACTCGCTCATCTCATGGGCCAATGTCCCTTCTTGTGCATATACAGATTCTTTATCAGGAATTCCGTCCTCCATCTGTACACTACCAGGACAAGTGGCCCACCTACTAGCACCACTAGCACTAAGCTTTGCATGAGCCCTTTCTTTGTGATTAATATCAGTCATTAAATATCAGCTCCTAATTCTCTTAATTTAAGTGCAAATGCTCCAAAATTATCTTGAGAAAGATGTGCTAATGATATTGCATTGAATTGCTGTAACAACGCTTGTAATTGAGCGATTTTGCCTCCTTGCACTAGAGCAGCTGAAGCACGTTGAATATCTTCTAATGTGTAAGTTTTTTCGCTAACTGGTACTGCGGGTGTTGTAGGTGCTACAGGTGTAACTGTTTGTGTTGGTGCTGTAGGTTCTACTGGTGTAACTGGTGCTACAGGTTCTACTGGTGTAATTGGATGAACAATATCCGGGGTTACAACTTGAGGAATTCCTGCATAAGATCCTTTTCCTAATTTAGTAAGGACATCTTCCAATAAAACTACATCATCTTTACTTGCTATAATCACATTTACATTTACGTTTAAATCCATTTTCCTAATCTCCTTTAATACTTTCATTTTTTATGTCTTCCCACTCAAAGACTTTATTATCTAATATATCCATTGCTTCTCTCAGCCTTCTTCTTTCTAAACTATCAAATTCAAACAAGCCTAAGCATTCATCAATTTTATTAGATGTAAATCTTAATTCTTTTAATTTATCTGTTAGCCTCGTGTTTGCCATTACGTCTATCCTCTTTTTCTTTAATAAAATCTTCTAACATTTTTAATCCATTTAGATGAATTACTTTAATATTCTTATCTTTAATTAGATCCATCTCCTGGTCATTTAGAAGGCTGTGCAGCTTATCAAATGGGCTGAAATCTTCTTCTTGATGATTAGTTTCTTCCGAACGTTTCTCACTAGCTTTTACCCCTTCTATATCGTTCAACCAAAATTCACAATATCTAATTATTTTATTGATGTCATCTTTTGGGTTATCGTGCTTTCTATTAGCTCTTATTCCATATTTCAGAATGTTAGCTTGGCACACACTGCCAAAATCTTCTACTACTTCCTGAATTAAATCTATTGTTTCAAAATTTCCAAATTTATAATGATTTGGGTTAATATTATCTTTTGCCACTTGCAATTTCTCCTTTTTTATGTTATTTTATAGTTGAAAATTTAATTAAGTAGTCGTTGTTTTAAACGGCTATTTTTTATTTAATATCCCTCTTTTTGGCGTTGGATATTTACCATTGATTTTTTCTTATAAGCTTCAAACAGCTCATCTAATGAGTAATAAAGCATTGCTATATCAAGAATTAGCTCTAATGCAAATTCAGAAGTTTGTATATAAACTGTATTACCAACTCTTTTATTGAAAAGATATCCTGTTTCAATCTCATTTAACATTGCTTTTTTGTGAGCTCTATTAGATATTCTTTTCAGAATGAATCTACATCTCTCTATGCTATAAACATGTCTATCATCATTAAGAAGAGATAATGTAAATGCTAAGCAATCAGCTAGTTCATCTAGTTGTTTTTCTCTAGAAGTTTTATTTATCTTCCAATCTTTAAAAAGTCCTATCGCGTTGTACCACTCATGGAATTCCTCACACAGAGCCGTTTCTATATGCTGCCTATCCCATATCTTCATATGGCTATCAACTTTTCTTTGCAATTCCTGAAGCTCAGTTAATGTTTTATGCAATTCAAATTTATTCATGTCAACCTCCTATTCAAAATATTTTTTACCGAACTCTTTATCAAATAAGAATTGAATTATTGCTATTAATCCGGTTGCTAACCCGCCTATTAATTGCCAATCTACATTTGTTAATGTCAAGAAGCAAATACTCACAACGGCCACAGTCCAGTAAATAACGTTTAATTTATCTTTCTTAATTTTTCTTTTAAGCATTTTGTCGTTCCTTCTCTCTATTTTTTTGATTTATATAGTTATAAATTCTAACTTTATTAAAAGTCTTATTTGTTGTTAAAGTCCCCTGGATGAAAAGATAAGAATCTTCAAGCCCTTCAATCTCTTTAATGAATTTATTAAACTTATCTTTTGATTTATCCATTTCTAGAAATTTCCGTAAGTCATTTCTTTTAACCCAGTGGGACGGATTTTTTACCTTATCTAAATAAGCATTGTAAGGCTCTTGCATTTAATCACTCCTTTTTAAATTAAGTTAAACTTAAGCACTATTTTAAAAAAATAAGTTGATTTGTATCAACATTCAAGATTTTACATAATTTCTCAAATTCTCCTAATTTTATATCTTTGCCGTCTCCTTTCTCCCATTTAATCATTGTGGTTTCACTAATTCTCATTAGTGCCGCCAACTCTTTTTGAGTTAATCCTGCGTTAACTCTAGCTGCTTTTAACGTGAGTTTTAATGTCAATTTGCACCCTCCTTTCTTAACTTCTGACTATATTATACACTTAAGTTAAACTTAAGTCAATAGTTTTTTTAAATAAAACTTAATTTTTTTTAAGTTTTACTTGATTTTTTTTAAGTATTACTTTATAATAAAGGTCAGAAAGGGGTTATCAAAATGAATAATAATATAGAAGAAACTTTCAGAACAAACCTAAAAAAATACTTGAAAGAGAAAAAGAAAACACAAAAAGATCTTGCTGAATATTTAGAAGTAAGCCCTGCTATTGTATCTTATTATATTAAAGGTATAAATACACCAAGAATGGATAAAATAGATAAAATTAGTGAGTTCTTTGGTATTGAAAGAAGTGATTTAATAGGTCACAATCTTGATTTAAACAAAACAGATAATCAAAATGAAAATATAGACATTTCAAATATGGTTAATGATTTAATGGAAAATTTAAATAGTACTCAAACCCTAATGTATAAAGGAGAGCCAATGGATGAAGTAACAAAGGAGTTAGTTCGTGCCTCTATAGAGCAAGCTGCACGTATTGCACTAGCACGACATAAAGAATCTAAAATTGACAATTAAAGAGACTTATAACTCTCTTGTAAAAGAATTCGGAACAAACAATCCATTGAAAATTATAAAAGAATTAGGTATTATTGTACAATTTTCAGACTTAGGGGAAAATAAAGGTCTGTACCATACTTTAGAAATAGAAGAAAACACATATCACTGCATACACATTAACAATAAACTATCTTCTAAAGAACAGAAATATACTTTAGCTCATGAATTAGGCCACTACATTCTACACAAAGGATCTAACGTCCACTTTTTAAGGCGTGTTACATCAACGCCGTTATCAAGGCAAGAAATAGAAGCTGACTTATTCGCAAGTTATTTTATTGTATCTGATGAAGAAATAAGGGAAATTAATAATCTAACTCACGTATCAGAAGCTTATAAGCTAGACTATAGCATATGTGAAAAGAGATTAGAATATTTAGAGTAGATATTAATTAAGGAGAATAAATATTATGTTTTTTAAAAAAGATCCTGAAAAAGAAAGACTTAAACAGGAACGTAAGCAAAAAGAATTAGAATTAAAAGAGAAAAAAAGACAAGAGTTTGAATTAGCTAAACTCAAAGATAAAGAGGCTACCAAAGAGAACTTAAGAAGAAGAAAAGAGTTTAAAAAAACAAAATCATTTATTTATATAACATTTGATGAGATTTCTGAGATGTTTAAATTAAGTAATGATTTTTTTAGAGTATTTAAATTCGATGAGTTAGTTGATTATAAACTTATTGAGGATGGTGCCAAAGTAGCTCAAGGAGGTGTATCAGTCGGAAGAGTTGCAGCAGGAGGTTTATTATTAGGCCCTACAGGAATGTTAATCGGAGGCCTAACAGGTAAGAAAAAACTTGAAAATCAAGTTACTGAATTAAAAATAGAAATTACAGTAACTGGTAATAATGAGGGAACTTACTCTATTAATTTAATCGATAAACCTGTTAAAAAAGATAGCTTGACTTACAAAGGAAGTGTGGGAACAGCTAAAAGTATTATAGAATTCTTCGATAAAATTTCAAACGTTGAATAGGGTTTTTCGTGTTGTTTTCGTGTTGATTTAAATATATAAAACCTCATAAAGCCTATTATAAAAGCTTTTTTTTCGCGTGAATTTCGTGTTGATAATTTACAAATAAAAAAACTCACGCCCCCGCCAAGAGTTGTGAGTTTAAAGGATGTGTAAGATATACACAAATGCTTAATATAAATAGTATATCATACACATCTTATCTAATCAAGAAAGGATGTGTATTTTATGTATAGAGAAATAACTCATAATGGAAAATACAGGTATATTCAATCGTATAAAGACCTCAACGGGAAAACCCGTCGAGTATCAGTTGTTAAAAATAATAAAACTAGAGCTACTGAGAAAGAGGCTTATGATGAATTACAAGAAAAGATAGAAAAACTATTAAATCCTGAAGTTATTAACAAGCCTTTAGGATTTTATAAAGAAAAATTCCTGGAATTCAAAAAAGCTACGTTAACTCATCATTCATATTTAATTTATAAATCTTACTTACAAAAATTAGATGATAATGAAATGCTAGAAAACATTACTAAAATCAAATATGAGAAGATGATAATTGAATACAGGAGCTGTTACTCTCCGGAGGCCATTAAGTTCATAGTAAGGTTATTTAACAACCTGTTTAAGTTTATTAAAAAATACTATGTAAAAAGCTTTGATGTTACTTTAGAATTTAAATTGACTAAAGAAGAAAAAGCTGAAAAAATACAAAAAATAAAATATCTAGAAAAAGATGAGATCCCTAATATTTTAGCAAAAATA